CTAACCGCCGCCCGGGGGAGTAGGCCAGTCAATATTTGCTTCACTGCTCACATTAAGCCGGTAGATATCCGCTAAATATTTTTTCCAGTCAGCGAGTTTTCCTTTCTCCTCTTGACTCAGTCCATAAACGTCCTGAACAATTGTCAGCATGCGTATTTCTTCGGCCGCCTTTTCCAGCAGGTCACTCTTTAATGCGAAACGCCTGTCTGCCTCCTTTTTTTCCCGATCAGGAATATCGACCCATTCAGGCATACCGTTTTTTCCTGCACCTCGCATTTTGCCCTCTGGTGGCGGACTGACAAACTGACGCCAGACGTCTTCCGTAACGGGAATAATATCTTCCTGCCAGGTGCCACCTGCCCTGTAAGCCTCTTCATCATCCAGCAAAAAAAATGCATCCACTTTTGCACTGTAACCAAACCTCATGATTAATATCCCATTGCCAGCCAGTAAAACGATGGTTCGCCCTTGCCTGCATGCAAGGTGAATTTTTGGGTGCTTACATTGTCCACGAACGAATTATCTTTACTCTGACCAATTTTACCTGACTGTGTGATTAATACGTTCAGACATTTACTTGGAAATGTGGTGTGAAATCCAATATCACCTGCACCTGAACGATGTCCCCCCTGAATGATGAGGTGACTGACCGGATCTTTCCAAATCAGATAGCCATCTCCCTTCAGCAAAGATGCTGAGCGGTTGATCAGCCATTTCTGCAGACTTCCGCCCCAGGTTTTGCCCTTAATATCACCTTCGGTCATTAATTCTGATTCACCGATCCTCAGCACTTTCTCCGTACTCAGCGAACCTTCGACCGTCAAATCGCCGGTTATTTCGCCTCCGCTGACTGAAATAAACCGTTTGTTAAAATCATTCCAGTCGACTTGCTGCTGGTGATTACACAGAATCCACGCATTCAGCGTCGCATTCCACTCGACTTCGTTTTGCTGACAGATGCTGAGCGTGCCCTTGATGAGTTCTCTGGCGGCGTTGTCATATACGGGATATGCAGGCAAATCGCCAACACGAAGTTTACAGGGTCCTGTGTTGGTCACTGCTGTGCGGAAAAAGAGACGCATACCCTCTGCGAGGGTTGTGACGGGTGGCTGACAGATAAGATGATAGCTGTCGCCTTCGGTTTTAGTTTTGCAATTATTAAGACGTCCCTGCTGCACAGCACTAATGAAGCCGTTTTCCGGAAGAAATGGCGCATTATCAGCCATACGTATTGCTGCGCCTCCTATCGATAGCGCGCCGTTTTCCACGGTGATGACCCATGCTGGCGTATAACCTGGATCTGGTGCCGGGGACCTCTGCTCACCTGTACGGGCAGCAACACCCGCTTTCACTGACAGATGACATTGCCCTGATCTCACTGTGCTTTGTGCGTTGCCGCTGTTATGCGGCCCGCTGTAGGCAATTGCCGGGTCAGTCGCATTGTAATAGGGCAATACTGTCAGGCCTGTATCGATATCTGCGTAAGTCGCCTGAATCAGATAGTTAATGCTGTAGCCCTGCACAGCGGGTGCATCAAGCCTGAACAGGCACCGAGACATATTAAGTCCCTGTTTAAGGAGGGTACTTCCGTTATCAGCAGCCAGTGAGGAATAAGGTGTAGCATCAGAAGGCTGGAGGGAGTAAATCTGCCCTTCGCCAACTTCGACATTCATGGAAGCTGGTACGGTAGGCTTGCAGTTCAGACCATGCAGGCAGGTACCCTCACCCAGAATGGCTGAGGCCAGTTTTGCCAGTCCTGTCATGGCGAATTTATTCGTGTTCAGCAGGTCAGTTTCGAGCGGTATGGCGCCCGGGTATACAATCTGACGATCCATAATGTTACCCATAAAAAAAGCCACCTGCAGGGTGGCCGTCGATTATTAACCTGGGTAGTAATTAATGTATTCTCACCCAGACAAGCGTGCCTTCCGGTTTAACGGATTCTATCGCGGCGTAAATCTGCGCATCGGATACACTGCCGGGGAACATTTCGCGGGAGGCATATAGTGCGTACGATGGGGTATCGTATCCCGCGGTTGAGACGCCATAGCCTGCAATACGGGGAATGCCCTGCCCTCTGGGGCGACTGACGTCGACAAATGCCTGATAAGGCAGGAAGCAGGAACCATATCTGCCGGCTGTGCCATAACCTGTAACCGGTCCGCCGTATGACCCGGTATCCGCAGGACGCGACGGTTCAAATACGACCGGTTTATTCCCGGTCAGCATCTCAATAATGTCGGTTACCGCCTGCCGTGTTCCACGTTCCCGGAACAGACTGAGTCTTATCTGGTGTCTGAACTTCTCATCAGATACACCTGCCTGCCTGATAAGCCGGCCCCCCAGAAAGTCATACGCAACGATATCAAGCCAGCCATCGCAGGCTGAAGAGATTCGCGTCTGCTGACAGGCATAACGATAAAGTGTGTAGCACCAGGATAATGAGGTGGCACAGGCAGACAGCGTGCCTGTCAGAATCCGGCTGTTATCGTTGAACCAGCCTTGCGGCAGCAGCGCATGAAGTCGCATGAGGAAGTCGTTCTGATCGCCTTTCGCCATTCAGCTCACCGTAATATCACCTTTTCGAATCACCTGCGCGGGTGAAGCAGCCAGATCAGCTGTTGCGCCATTGAGGCTGACAGAGGTCACATTCGTCACCAGGGGACTGGCAGCATACGCCACTCTTACAAGCTGGGTATAAGCCAGAAGCTGGCCTAGTTTGAGGCTCTGGATGTAGTCCTTTATTGCGTGTTCAACTAATTCCACAACCTTTGCATGGTCAGCGCCCTCAGCTGAAATAAGAGAAAGAATGACGTTGGCAATAATTTTATCCGGCGAAAAGACACCAAAAGTAATAGTGAATCCGCGAACGGCATCTATTGCCCTGTATGCCCTGTCAATAAGTTCATCGGGTGGATTGCCACTCCCGTCATCGACAATTGCATAGAAATACCCCGGCTTTGGCGTCCCATCCCGGGCCACATTTTCAGTCAGTGTAAAGCTTATCCCGTTCTGCACATTACTGAGCGCAAACGCAATCGCCGCTCTGGTAGCTTTTGATAATGAAGCGATCCACATTATGAATCGCGCGCGGAAGTCGTCATCCGTCTCCGCATCCTTCCCACCGGTAAACGGCTTAGTATTAGTTACCTGATCAACATATAACAATGTGCTGGTAATAATGCTGAGGGTGCCTGCCCGCACATTTCCCCCCGCGCCGGCAATATTTGCCTGTACCGGGAGCTCCAGAGCCTTAACGCCAGCCGCTAAAGTGTATTCTGGCTGACCGGGCTTATCTGCTATGACTGTGAAAGTCTGAGTGCCGTCGATTGTGGTTATTTGCGTACCAACCGGAATTATCGCCTGACATGCTGGCGTAACCCTGGAGAACGTCACTTTTCCGGTGGCCTGCACGGCAGAGCGACGAAAAAAGCCAAAGTCCGCCATCCAGCTATCAAGGTCTTCCCCGGAGCAGGTGGCCGCGCGGGTCCTGACCAGCAGTTTCACGATTAGCTGCTGGATCCACATGGTCACACCCGCATTTGACTCTGCAAGTGAGCGCAGAATACTGCCAATAGAGAAGTCCACCAGCTTAGCTGAACGCGCCTGAATGGACGTGACCTGTTCGCAACAAGTTCAGTGAAGGATTTGACGTTAAGCGATGACATACGCTTACCTCATGACATCGAAGTGAAGAGTTTCAGGCGTGCCGGTTATGGCATCGGTATAGGCGATCGACACGCTGATGCCTCCCTCAATAAGAGCCAGCTTCACGGCAGGGGGAGGATGGCGGGATACAGCATCTTCCAGCAACATCTGACCGCGTATGAGTGCCCTCCACTCACCCGGCTTCAAAGTCTCACCCACTTTCTTTCCCAGCCCGGCACCGTATTCAGGGTGAAAAAGATAGTCACCCGGATTGGTCAGCAGTCGACGAAGAATGCGCTGCTTAGCATGTTCTCCCCCGACGGCGGTGCGTAAGTCACCAGTAGAGGAAGGGCCCAGATCTCCGCCGGTGAAGTGATAGAGGTCGTGCATAATAGATTAGCGTTCCAGACTGCTGTCGATTTGCTGCTTCGGAGGGGCAGTAAAGTTGCCCTGTCCCTTCTCAAGATGAGTATGACCACCATAAACCGAGCGGATACGATGAACGGTGCCATAGCGGCCATTGTTGTCGCGAATGTCCCGGACGACAGTCAGATCCCCTTCCATCCGCACATCACCACCCGTGAAGTGATGTGCCGGTGCATCATAGGTGAGTTTCTCCTTCGCACTCAGCAGGACTTCCCCGCTGTTAAGAAACTTCAGCAATGACCCACTCTGATGCACCAGCCAGAACTCACCGGACGGCGGTCCCGGACAGAGGTCCGTATCGTTGTAAAACTGCCCTTGTGCCATCCCTACGCCCGGCAGACCGGAATCAAATCCCACTTCCGCTACTGCGCCGATCACCGGCCCTGCTGCCAGCCCCCAGCCATTACCCGCCCAAGGCGTACTGAGCGGTATCCAGCCAGTTTCTTCACCGGTTGGCTGCAGCTGGACTTTTACTGCATAACTGACCGGGTCGTAGGCGGTGATAATGCCCTGACGGCCCCCGTTCTTACCCGTAGTGGACTGGCGGGCTGTGGCGGCCATAACATTCAGCAGCGCTCTCACCGTTCGATGTCCAGTGCAGGGCTGTGGTTTTTACCGGAGATGTGCATTCTGTAGCCTGTTTCCCAATTCAGCGTGCGCCGTATACGATCACAGTAATAAACCTGATCAAACGGGCTTTCGGTGCCTTCAATACGTACGGGGGTATCGGGCATGAGCAGATTGTCGCCCGGTACAGAACCGCTGAACGTCATCTCATGCTGAATGATTTGCCTGTGGAGAGACCGGGCCAGCTCATGAGCGGCGGCGGGAGTTAATCCGTTACGTATTACGCGATAGACCTGCTTTTCGGCTATGGCTTTGCCCGGTCGGGCTCCATGGGCCGGTCCTGGATAAGTTGCGATAAACTGCCTGTTTTTCAGCTTTGCATTCCAGCTCAGAACTTCCACCGTTACCCCTTTCGAAATGGTCAGTGCACGTGAAAATGATAGGTCACCGGAGACATTACACCGGGAATACGCCTGCTCATCGGACGGCTGCCAGCGAATGACATAGTCTTCATCCCTCGCACGTGCCCGTTTCGGTTCAAAGTGAAGGTTTTCTCCCTCCACATAAACTGAAAAGTTTTCGATCGCGGCCAGGCTGGTAATGAGATCCCATTCACTCTGCTCGCCGGTCAGATGTGTTGAATCAATCTGATAATATTCGCCCACACGCTGCGTCGTCGCTGTCACGATCGGTTTCAGGCCGTGACGTTGCGCCAGCGTGGAGGCTATTTGTGAGCTGGTGAGGTTTCTAAAGCTCTCGCCGGGTGTCTTCGCATCAATCAGTTTCGCGGTGTAATCGCGCCCTTCTGCTGTGATTTCAAATCGCGCCGGTTCGTAATGCCAGGTATCGATATTGCCGGTAATGTGTTTTTTTTCATCAATGCCTGCCGGGGTCACGATTGAGATAAACAGCTCAACCCTGATGGTGGTCTGCACCGCCCACCAGCAGAGCAGCTGCATGGCGGGCGGCAGCGCTGAAATCGCCAGCGTAAGTTCAAACGTGCCCGCGCCGCGAAGCGCATTACTCTCGATGCTGAATGATACAAATGGCACACTGATGCCGTTTAAAAGACAGCGCCCGCTGACGTGCCGGGCGCTGGATGCAGTTATTGGATGATTAACGTCCATCGCTACACTCCCGGGCTGGCAGGTATCTTCAGCGTGTGAATGCCGCTCAGCTGCGGATCGGACAGGTCATTGGCATCAGCGACGCTGGTCCATAAAGAGGCGTCTCCATACTGCTCTGATGCCACCTGGTAAAGGTTGCCACCCGACAGCGTAATAGCCTTTATTCCAGCGGCAGACTGTCCTGCCTTGACGTTTTTATTTAGTCTTTCCAGCACGTCCTGAAGGCGGTAGAGAGCAGGAATGCGGGTCACGTGATCTGACTGTAGGAGCAGATTACTGACGGTTCTGGAGACGGGATTGCCCGGTACCAGTCCGCCCAGTGAAGTGATGTCACGCGTTGCGGCTTCAAGCAGCGCCAGCTCATGGTGAATGATGTTCCGGGCAGCAATCATCGGCCTGACAACGGCCTGCACCTGCGCGACCGTGGCATGCGCAAAGTCCGTCACCGCTTTAACTGCCTGATGCAGATTGCTGAGGGCCTGCGTGACGGCATCAATGTTGATGATATCTGCAAGGCCCAGCGCCCGCCCCAGATCACTGTCAATCAGCTCCCGCAGTGCACCGGTAAGAGCATCCACTTTCTCCGGCGAACCCTCATTACGGACGACTGCGACTTCGATGGAGTACGGGCGACGCCAGATCAATTCATAGACCGGGTTGAAAGACGTGATTACAACCGTGAACCGATAGTCATCAAGCGTCAGCAAAACCGGGTGCCCGGCGTCCCGCATTCTTTCCAGCGCACCGACGCGTTCACCTGCCTGTGATCCCGTAATGATGCCAGACCAGGTCAGAGGCTCATATTCGGTGCCCAGCACATCAATGACCCGCCTGCCCCCAATCAGCTGATGCTGTACGGTCTTCTGCCTGCCATGAATGGCAACCTGCTCAGGCACTTCAAATTCCATAAACTCGAAGTCGCCGAGCAGCAGACGGGTTACAGTCGGATCGACACCCTGTGCGAACTGTGACAGTGAATTAAGAAATGACATACCGGGTGTGCCTGTCTGAGGGTCCACTGAAAGTAAGGGGAGTAACCTGCAGGCTCAGCTGTGTGCTCTGCAAGGGCCTGGCTCTCGGGGAAGATATCCCCGTACATCCATTCAGCTGGAAAATGACGTGCTTGCTTTAGTGGTTACTGTGTTCTGATTTTCTGCTTATTCAGGACGGCGAGATGTTTCTCGTTCCTGACATCGTTCAGGGCAGTTTTGACAGCGTCTTCCAGGGCCTCATAACTCACCGGGCCCAGCAATGTTTTATCGCCGATCATGGTTGCCGGTGTGCCTGGCAGGTGTAGTACTTTCAGAAATTCTTTGTTCACATCGATGATGTGCTGGGTATCAGGCCGGTACATGCTCAGTTTCATACCGGCGGCTCTGTAAGCTGAATAGATACGCACATCGTCAGCCATGCCCCTGTATGACATCAGCGCATGATGAAACGCATGGAATTTTTCGGGCTGCTCAATCCAGACCGAAAGTGCCCGGCGCGTGACAGCAGTAGATGATTCCGGGCCCCATGAAATCAGCTTGTAGGTGACGGCGATACGGGGATAAGCCTTCAGCAGTTTTTCCAGATTAGCGTCAACCTCTTTGCATTCCAGACAGTCATAGTTAGTGAAACTTACTACTGTCAGTTCCGGATACGCTGCACCCACCCGGGGCGACAGCGGGTCGTTCAGCAGCTTATTGTGAATCAGCACCTCCGTCTGTGGCGAACGCTGAGGCTTTACAGTTTCCACGCTGGCTCTGACCAGCGCAGGGGGTACTTCTGATGATGCCTGCCCTGTGCCCATGAGCATCAGCATTAAAAAATAATCTTCGAGCATATCCCCTACTCCCTGCTGACTTTAAGGCAGCTGCTAAGGCTGAGAATGAGGAAGTAAGCATGCCCGGCGCGACATTCAGAATCCTGAAAACCGGCCGTCCTGAGAGCATCTGTTGCAGATCGGGCAGACAGTGCTGCCAGCCGCATGAAATGAACGAATCAGTATGCCGTCAGGGCAGTGAGAGGCTGCCAGCCTGACCGGGATACACCATCAGCATGGTCGGATCAAAGTTGCTGGTGGACGCAGGCGCTCTGGCGGCCTGTTTACTGATACCGCTCATGACGGTGGCCACCAGGACCTGGCGCCCTTCATGCGTCATGAGAAGGTTAACGGGCTGCAGGGACTGGCCGCCGGTCACAGGCGGTATCGGCGGGTACTGTCCGGTTTTACGATACGTCTGCTCCCGAGCGTGTTGCCGGTCGAAGTCAGCCTGAGAAGGCATCCAGGGCTTGTAGGTGACTCCATTATCCCGCGCATCCTGCCGGGCCAGCCTGTCACGCTCGGCCATTTCTCGGCTCTGCGAGACCGTGCTGCCAGGGTACAGTGCGGCAAGCGTTACGGCTGAGATAATTCCCGGCAGACCGGTAAGCGCGGCGGTGAGACCGGTCAGGCCCGTGGTGGCACTTCTGCCAATCAGCAGGTCAATGCCCCAGCCTGCCAGCTTAAGCGGTGTCAGCAGTGCCCCTGCCGCATGTTTAATTACCCATAAACCGCCACTGATGCCTGCAAGCCCGGTTACGGCCATTGCCGCCTGCCCCGCAAATTTTGCCATCTCAGGATGCCGGTGTGCGATATCTGCCATCTGCTGCAGGGAGTGCGTGAGCGTGTCCAGCCCCTGCGTGAACGTGTCCAGCAGGCCGCCATCTTTCCCTATCACCCGCTGCAGGTTCTGCCATTTCTTGTGAAAGTCGATCGCTTTGCCGTTATAGGTGCCGCCGACCGCGACATAGGCATCATTCAGCCCGCGCGCGATGCCGTACGCGTCGATACGGTGGTGGATGGTTTCAAGCTGTTTGTCGATGAGACTGAACATCTTGCCGCCGGTCCGCCCGAATATCAGGGCGTTCTCACGCTGCTTCTGTTCTTCGGTGTAATGGTGCCTGCGGTAGAGTGGCAGGATGACATTTTCATAGTACTCAACAGGCGACTGGCTGAAGAGCTGCGCGTTGATAAGGGGATTGCCCCGGAAACGCTTCACCCCGCCCAGGCTGTTAAGTTCAATCTTACTGGCATCCCAGATGCCCATCGTCATCAGGTCATGCGTGACCTGATTGGGCAGCTTTATAATCCCGTTTAAACGGTTATAAGCGGTCATCAGCGCATCACCTGCAGCACTGCCCTTCAGTTCACCGATAATCGGCTCCAGCTCAGCAAACAGGGCTTTATTGCTCAGGTTGAAGGCAGAGGTGCCCGCTTTGGCCATAAACTGGCGGTACTGCGTGAAATCGACATTACCACCTGAAGACTGAATGGCGCGAAACGCCGCGTCCATCAGTTCATTAAAGCGCTCCGGGCTTTTCAGACCGCCCGCCGTCTCGGTGAAGCGCAGCATATCCATCTGCTTCGCCGTGGTGGCCTCTCGCTGATGCTCATCCAGCCCGCGTGAGGCGAAGTTGATCCGCGCCAGCACCGGTGCCGCCAGTTTCGCTGCGCGCAGCTGCTCCTCCACGGAACTCCTGCCGGATTCGCTGAAGACACCCTGCGCTTCCACAAGATATTTCAGCATGTCAGTGGCTGAGGAACCACGAACGCGCGTGGTTTCGGCGATGCGCAGCGCTTCTTCAGTTGCCGCCTGACCCATGCCGAACTGCCTGAGTTTCTCCGTCATGGTCTGGTAGCGGGCCGCCTCATCAACGAACCCTTTCAGAAGCCGGAAACCAAAATAGCCGGTGGCCATATTGGTCATACCCTCTGAAAAGGAGCCTCCGCCAGGTGGCCGGCCATTACCGCCGTGACCAGAACCGCCGCCGCCCCAGCCGCCCGGAGGCATGCCATTATGCCAGCCATGCCACCAGCCACTCTGTCCTGAAGGGGAAGGCAGAGCAGGTCTCCCGCCAGGGTTACCATATCCACCGCTGCCGCCTGCAGCTGCGGCACCTGCGGCCAGTACGGGCAGCGTCATTGCTGCACCGTAACTGCCCGCCAGTAGTGGCACGTTACGCGAAACACGGTTCATACGCTGTGTCTGGTCAGCAATGTCGCGGATGGCACCGGCGTACTCGCGTGCGCCGCGTGACGCACCTGAGAACTCATTATTGAGGGAGCGATTAAGTGCCCGCAGCGCGGATGTCGCTTCACGGGCCGCACTCGTCAGTGCTTTGATGTTCCTGGTGATCGCGACAAATTTCTTATTGAGTTCGATCGCATCGCGGCTGACCTGCAGCAGGTTACGCGTAAGTTGGTCGTCCAGCGCCAGCCGTACGGCCACCCGGTAAGCCTGAACATCCATAGAAACCTCATATTACGGGTATAAAAAAACCCACCGACAGGTGGGTTAATGTCAATTGCAATCAATGCATGAAAGCAATCAATTCACGAACAATTCGTATTTGTCATTTGTAAAAAAAGGGTCTTTCCTCATCACCGTCATCACAGTGATTTTCATCCATGGTTTACCATGCTTTCTCGTCAATTCAACACCACATGGTAAATTGATTTTTGTTTTGTTGCATTTCAATACAAAAGTATCACTTGTGGAATAGCCAGACACAGTTTTGGCGTGAGCGCCCTTGAATTTATTGAAGATATCTTCGAGTTCTTTGAGAGATATTGCGGGGTTGTTCCTCGGGTCATTTACTCTATCGAAAGAGAAGTGTCCCGAAAACGTCAACTCTATGCACTCTGTCTCAAGGCTATCATTTATTATCGCCTCAAGATCGTCCAAACCTTGACGCGTTATTGTCATATATAGTCTGCCGTTACGCGCTCTAACTTCTCGTTTAACTCTTCGTCAGAGTAAGCGTTCACTGTACCAATGAGCTTGCTTTCGCCAATCGTACCGACACGCACATCAAATTCTTGATTATCAAAACTGTCAACAATCACACACTTATCACTTTCTTTGAAAAAGAAAGAGGCATAGTTCTGCTTAATCTGCATGTTAAATTTTGTCATGATTGTTCTCCTTAGCCGAGACTATTGGAGCCTGCGTTAGCTTTAACTTTAGGTGAAACATTCGCCAATGTTATTCATCATAGAGCAAAATCCGCTCTTTTTTTGGATGATTGATGACAAAACTTGATTGTATCAACTCATGGCGCGTTCTGTGTTGCTCAAGAAAACCACAAAACATACTTCCTCAGCAACTCCCTTTTGTCACTATATCGGCAATTTTCAGTGTAACCTTAACCTCATAACCCCTCAGGACACTTTAAAACCACAAGAAATCACCCTTCCTACAGACTCCATCAGCGGATCAATCTTCCGCACATATGCCGGCCCGATGAAAGGTCGTGGGGGTATGTGTGCAGTACCCACTTCCTGCCACAGCCCGATTTCACTCTTGGTGCCTATGATGGCTGCCAGCCCCACTACTTCACTCCCGATTGAGTCTCTCAGCTCACCAGAACGAAGCAGCGGCTCATCTTCGCTGTAACCCTGGCGAACACGATCGGCTTTGGTCGATTCGGCCAGCGGTGCCCAGGCATTAAAGGGCCCATAAGCAGGCTGGTACACGCCAATCTCTTCCTTCGCCGTTTCCTCAATCTCTTTCACGAAGACGCGGAAACTGGCCTCCAGCCCGGTGGCGATCGAGGCTGAGGCAGACGACATCTCGCACGCAAATTGCTCAAGGTCCACTACTTACCCTCCTCCCACTTTCGTATGCTCCAGTTGTATGTGCCACCCTCGAGCTCGCCGATGACCACACCCATGGCAATCCGCTCATGGGGCATCAGCGCTGTCAGGCCCGGGAAAATCACGCTGAACGGAACCCCGGCTTTCATCAGCCAGCACTGGTTTATAAACCCGGGGTTCTGCGCTAGTTTTTTGCGGCGGTCGCCGTGGCCTCATCATCCTCGTCTTTCGCCCTGGCGCGCAGGCTGGCACTTATCGCTTTAAGCCCGCTTTTGCCCAGGATAGCGAGCATGCCTTCAATCTGCTTCGGGTTCTGTGGTAACGGATATTCCTCGCCGTCAATGTCAGCCACAGCAGCCGCCGGAAAGGCGTACATGTTCATGTACATCACGTTGATGGCCATCTCAGGACCGACAGCAACCGTCAGGCGGGATTCCTGCACCGGATCGAGCTCACGCAGGGTGATGACGCGCCCGCTGGCATCACGGACCTGGTCTGATTTAACCGGCGATTCTGCCACGGCGGACGGGGTTTCATGCACTCTGACCTGCACCATTGTTTATTCCTCAGTTCACTTTTTTACGGCGGTTCGCCGTCCATGACAGGGTCTGGTTCACTGTCTTCTCGCCCTGCTTGTTACCGGCATCGGTGAGGTGAAACGACACGCCCTCATAGCGGTATACGCTGATGGTGCCGTTTGCCTCGGTGATGGTTTCGGTGATGGTGCCGCGGGGCTGATCGATGCCGTTGTAGTAGTTGTCTTCCCACCGGGCCCAGAAGTCGTCGAGCGTGGCATCCATGCGTTCAGCGGAGATGGTCCCATTCCAGCCGACGGGGATCTGCAGTTCGTCAGTAATGCCATTGAGCGGCGTGATTTTATGGGTTGAGACCTGCGGTTTTGAGTCAAAGCTTATGATTTTGGGAATACGCAGTTTTCCCGTCGGCGTGTTGATATCGACAGCAATATCACGCCCGACGGTATAGCCAAGGGTTGGCATGGTTTATCTCCGGGGTAATGAGTCAGTCAGTGTTCAGCGAGATAAGCTGTCTGAGACGGAAATGGACACGCTGCCTCCCCCTTCGAGGTTCACCAGGAAGTAGCGCACCACATTGAGATATTTCACCTGCACATCGGCTGTCATATAGCCCAGCGCCACACGCGCATCCGGGTTGTTGGCCGCATCGAGGCGCACAGCAAAGGCCGGTCCGCCATTCGGATCGCCAATCATCTTCAGCGTCTCCAGATTCGACAGGAAAGACTCCAGCGTGCTTCTGGTTTCACGGCGCAGGTCCGTGGTCTGGTTGTCACCCACGACACTGCCGAACCCCGCCGCAATGGTCAGCGACAGGAAATTGGTCATGCGGGTGTAGGTGTCATCGTTCTGAGTCGGATTTGATGAGGTATTGCGCCCCGAGCGCATGCCGAAGTAACTGCCGCCCGGGCAGGGACTGGTGATGACATCGAGGCGTGCTGAGTTGATGGCCCCGATTTCCGGTACGGAGTAAGGACGCCCTGCCAGCTGCCGCTCGGTGGCGATGATGCCGGGGATGCGTTTGTTGAGCGTGGAGATATGTGGTGACCGGGAGGCAATATTGGCCGCTTCAAACGTGGCGGGCGCAATCATTCGGTTTATACCGTTTGCCGTATCCTTCCAGTAGGGCCAGTCACCCACGAGCAGCTTGAAATGCCAGTCATCCACGCCAGAGCTGTTGAGTGCTTCGGACACCGCCCTGCATCCGGCGGAGGCCGGGCCCTGGGCAATGGCATAGGCACCTTCGGAGCGCGCAAACGCCGCCATGGCGGGCCAGCAGGTTTTATCGGTCACATCGGTAAGATTGATGACCTGCGAATTTGTGCCACGCAGGGCATACATGCCTTTCCGGGGAGCATCAGTGCCATCCTTGCCCAGGAGCGTGGTATCCGTGATGCCGGTCGCGCCGTCGGTGCCGCCGCTGAGTGTGACCTCTTTCACCGCGGCCTGCGCTGGCGCTTCAGATGCGGTGACCTTCGCGCGCACCAGCTGGCTGGGACCACGGATATTCATCTGGCCATGATTTACCGCATCCGCCATGGCTTTCCAGAGCGCTTCCCCTTCACCCTGCAGGTTATCGAAAACTTCCGCACTCACACCCGGCAGACTGACCGTGAGCTTGCGTGTATTCACGGCGGTGCCCGGGCTGATGCCTGCGCTGATATGATTACCGCGCGTGCCGCTGTAGAGTGCGGTCAGCAGCAGGCCTGATTTGCTGGCATTTTCACAGAGCCGCCCACTGGCAGCCTTGTCCTGACCGTTTGTCACGCGAACACAGTTCAGGTTTGCGGCACCGAGCTGAAGTGAAATCGCCGCCGCCGTGGCAAGGTCATACTGACGGACTTTGGGGATGCCAAGAAAAAATGCCATATCGTTATCTGACGTGATACGAAAAGCGCTGTTTACCGGCCCCCAGCTGGCAACACCCACCAGCCCCAGCCCGTCGGTGGGCACACCGTTAATATAGCGGGCTTGGGGCGGAACAACCTGAACGTAAAGGTCCGGTGCCGTGAGTGCAGACGTGTTGAGGTCGCCGGTTGAATAAATCGGCATGAGAGAGACTCCGTAAACTTGAGCGGATGCTGAAAAAAGGTTAGCGGGCGGTGTGCTGACCATTCAGTGTGACAATGGTCCGGCTCACCTCTGGTGCGCTGACAGTCCGGGTGGTGGCGTAATTCACGCTGAAAATCAGGTCGCGCCGGTAGACATGCCAGTTCACTGACCTGTCCGAATCAAACTGCCGGTCATAAAGGAGCTGCGCGGGCGCACCGTCGTCAAGGTCGATATGGCACTGTTCAGAGAGTGCCGCATCAATGGCACTGCCGATGCGGTCTCTGAGCCCGGGCGCAGGTGCCCAGACAGTGATCTGGAAATCCTTTATCTGCCTGCGCAGTTCCCTGACAGCCGTTCCCGCAGTCGTGACGGAGAGACTGAGTTGTGTCACCAGCATGAGGCAGAGACTGCTGCCGATAGTGAATGACCTGGGCAGTCTCACAGAAAGAGCAGAAAGCGCCTTTTCCGCTGTGGTGCCCGCCCGGAAGTGGAAAGTGAACAATTTACCGTTAAGGGCTATCTGCACGTTAGTCAGTGCGGATGCCACACCGGCAACACCTATCGTGGTGCCGTTCACTGTAAAGACCAGCGTAGGTTTGCCTTTCGCCAGAGTGAGGTAAGGCCTGCCGAGCGCAGTACTGACTTTACGCTCTGCCGGCAGCGGCCAGACGGAGATATGCACGCCTCCCTTGTCGATATCCTGCTGCAGTGTGCCCGGCACCGGCCAGCCCGGATAAATTTTTACGGAGGTATTTACGATGCCCGGTAACTGGCTGCCGCCCGGATAAACTATGTCTGCAACACGCCGGGCAAGGTAACGGGCCACATCATCGGCGCTGGCCATGTTACACCGTCACCTGAAGCGCCGTCAGCCGCCAGCCCATGTCGGTCAGCTCCGTGCCGCTGATGATATAGCGCTGCCCGGCTTCATTAGTCACAAAATCCCCGGTCTGAAGTGACACGCCTTTAAACGCGGGCATCAGCATAATGTGCCATGCACTGCGCATCTCGCCCGGCAATTTCAGCGGGCTGTGCTCACCGCTACGGCTGAGCAGAATACTGGCAGGCCAGCCTGACATAATAAGCGTCTCACTGGCGGCTGTAGTGCCACTGTAATCCTTCAGCCCGGTATCGTTACCCGCCTGTACGGTGCGCCGGATGCTCACAAGCCGCTCAGTCCTGACACAAAGAATGGGCTGCAACAACGGCATGGCTGCCACGTAAAAGGTCCCCCCGGTGGACACCAGGATATCGCCCGCCTCAAACCCCGCAGCATCAAAAATGCCAATCCAGGTGGCCTGTCCGAAGCGCGCCGACCGGATATAGCTGTTACCGGCGGCGAATGAGGCCGACAGCTCCCGCAGCGGCTGCGCGTCCAGCGGATTGAACGGTGATACTGCCCGGTAATGACGGGCCATACCGCCCAGACGCTTTGCAGCCTTTCCGTTTCCCTGGTTTACCTTCGCGGCCAGCTGACGTGCATCCATGTCAGCACCTGGTCACAGGTGTGGTGCCATTGCCCAGCGACGGGCCCGGTGGGATACCGAGGAGTCCGCAGAGCTGGCGCCGCCACTGATTGTAGAGACGCGTGCGGTCTGATACTTCTGACCGGTTGCGCTGCCAGACAGCCGCTTTATCCGTATCCAGATTGTCTGCAGCGCGGGTAATGCCACTTTCCAGACCGGCCAGCGTCACCAGATAGTTCGCCACAATCGCCTCTTCCTCAGCCCTCAGCGAGGTCAGCCGGTGCGCCAGCGTCTGGTACCGGCCTGCCGTAACCTGCGCGTAAGCCGCATCACTGCGATCATTGGGCAACGTATCACCCAGCATGGGATAGCCCATGTAGCGGCGTGCGTCGGCCAGCTGCTGGGGTGTCAGCATGTATGACCTCATCTGAAAGGATTTTGTCTGAAATGTCTGAGCTGGACTAACCGAGCAGCAGGGCGCTGTGTTCCGGTTTGATGTTCTGACAGCCCCAGGCCGCGGCGATTTCGTAGCGCACACGGCGATACTGTTTGTACATGGAAACTTCAAACGACATGTTAGTGCGCGGGTCGGTGATCATGATGCGGTCATCCGCCATGTCACCTTCTTCAGGCAGCGCGGGTGCACGGGTGGCCAGGATGATGGCTGAACGGCTGAACGCAAAGTTGGCAGTAAATTCACTGACCACCTCCAGTTTGGTTCCCGCCTTAACATCTTCCATCAGCCCGGGCTGATGAATGTCGATGGAGTTAAAACTCTTAGCGGCAACCATATATTTGTGCTTTCCAATAATGACAAAGCCCCCTTCTTTAACGAAGTCAGGCACGCTCGATTTGCTATTCTCGTTGTCAGTGGGCTGAATTTTTACATACAGGCTTCCTGCAGCGAAATCTTCAGCAACAGTGAAGGTTCTTTCCTTTAGTGGCTTTTCACCCGACTCACTTTTAACCAGAGCAACGCCAGCTGATTCACGCAGGGTGAAGCCATGCAGTTCCAGAAGTGTGCCCTGAGAACGCAGCGCAGTGGTACCGGCTTCATTGGCTTTGGTGAGCTGCGCCATGGTGCGCAGTGCGGCACCGGCTGTGGTGTCAATAACGCACTGCAGATCGCTCAGTGGTGCGCCATTGTCAGTGAGGATTTTACGCACCTGGGCCGTGTCAGTGAGTGTATCTTTGAACGGTGTTTTTCCTGCCTCACCGGCGGCGCGTGATGCGCGGCGGAACAGCTGCCCCAGGTCAGATTCAATTTCATTGACCAGTGTGCGCATCGCCTGAGTGACCTGGTCTCGGCGGATACCGTGATAACCCGGGCCGGACTTAATGCCCTTCTGCTGTTCGCCTTCCCAGCGGAACGGCACCATGCGCGATTTCGTTATGGCCAGCGGCACATTTCCGATATCCTGGTCACCGTCATCCGGCGGCAGCTGACCGGGCTTAACATCTTCAGCGTCTGAAGCCGGCGTCACAGGGATACGAATCGGCTGATTCAGCGCTGCACGCTCTGCCGTGGCGTCCAGTGTGACAGAGGGAATGAAACCGCAGAGTTCACGCGAGACTATATCCAGCGACTGGTACAGGTCGGGAATGAGTTGAGTCAGGGTATTAGACATGCAAGGCTATCCTGTTAATCGGTAATCTGTACACCCGCACAGGCGCGTTCGCTCTGCTCCTGAGGGCTGAGTGATTCGAACTGTGCACGGGTAAGTGTGTTTGAGCTGCTGTTGCCATTTCCGCCGGAGGAGCCGCCGCCTGATGCGCCGGTGCCTTTGAGGATCTGCTCTTTATACGGATAGTGCTCAACGAGAATGCTCAGCGCTTCATCAAATCCCGCCGCTTCACCGGGTCTGACCGCACTGAAGATTTTATTTCCGTCACGATCAAACGCCGTGACAGCGTCCCCCACAACCTGGAAATTGCCGCCAAAACGGGCTTCAACCAGGTCAGCCGGAATGCTCATCTTCTCGGCGATGAATTTTGAACGGGCAAAACTGCCGCCAATTTTCTCCGCCGTAAGCTTCTGGCTCAGGTCATCGCGTTCTTTCACGATGGGCGCATACTTCTCTTCCAGTGCGCGGACAGCTTCAGTGCGGACCTTTTCGACTTCACCGGCATCCACCAGCGTCTTGTCTTCCAGGTTCTTCATGGTCTCCAGTGCTGCCATTGCAGCAGCCGGATCATCGATTCCTTCGAAAGTCTTCAGCAGCGTTTCCGCACTCTCCGCGCGCTCACGGTGTGACTTTGCCTCACCGTTGAGACGCGAGATGGTCTGCAGGGTGCCGGGAGCATCAAATGCCAGCTCTTTGCCGTCCTCCTGCACGTACACGGGTTTGCCATCGTTTACGACCACATGGCCGTTCTCATCAAGTTTCAGTTTCATCAGGGTCATCCAACCAGGTAAGAGCCATCCGGCCCGTGGCGCCGCGCTGCATCCGCAGCGGCCGGCAATAAAAAAAGGCCCCCTGCATCTGCACGGGCCCGGAGAGCGTTAAACCGGCGGTGTGGTAACCGGCCTAACTGGCAAAGGTGGTGGCATGGCGCGTATCCGCGCCTGCTCTTCCGACCAGCGGAGCTCGCTGTTGATGAGGCCGCGGCGCTGTATCTCATTGAACAGCGTCTCGTCTGACAGCGCCCGCGTTTTATACATGTCCACCAGGAAGTCAGCTGACGCGTCAGCCAGGGTAGTGGCACCAAAATCGCTGAAGATGGTGACGTGTCCGCCTTCGGGCTCCCCCGTCCACTCTGCCAGGTACCGCAGAGCAAGCCGCGCTGCATCGGTGAGGTCGCAGACCATGCGCTGCAGGGCGCTGGTGCTCGCCTCGTTGTCGGTCAGCGTTTGCACCACGGTGCGGTGGCCGGGTTTTACCACCAGCAGTTCTGCCCCCACCTGGCGCATCTTTTCCTCAAGGTCGAGGATGTCTGTGCGACCAGCTTCGATAGCTTTCCCGCTGTGCTCGACATAGCGCAGGTCCGCCTCATCTTCGTCCGACATGATTGCCGATGCCGCACCCACTGAAATGGGACCATCACCGAGCTTTTTGCCGAACAGCACCGGTACGCGGGCGACATGCAGGATGGTCTGCTGATCACTGCGGGACTGCCAGTGTTCGACGTTGAGCCAGGCCAGTTCAGCCAGCGGCGGCCGGCCGTTCATAAAGCCGCGTTTGTCGCCGTAGACCGGGACGAAAGTGATTTTCTTCAGGCTGGTGGTGCCTTCGTCATGCAGCTGCCATGACAGTACACCGGTTATGGCATCAGGCTTTTCGCGGTAAACCCGCCAGCGGCCGGGATTCAGTACCCTGACCTGCTCAATGTTTTTCACGACAAACTCATTCTGCGGGTCACGCTCACTGATCGTTTCGACAAAGCGCAGCAGCGTAAAGGTCTCCTGCCCGTTGACCCGTTCTGAGTCGTAGTCCAGCAGGCTGGTGGCATTCACCCTGACGAAATATGGACGTAGTCCGCGCTGGCGCTCTTCAGCCAGAGAGAGCTTTTTATCCGCAGGTGCATGTTCGACAAGGATGCCGCAGAGTCCGTAGGCCATCGCTTCTTCAAAGGTGTCAGCCAGAAAGGAGTGCAGATTGGTGCCCTGCAGGTCCACGTCCCCGAACATCTCACGTATGCGTGCAGGCACAGCTTCTTCATTCCAGGTGACCGGACGGGAGAAAGGTTTACCACTCAGCACCTCGACCGTCCTGGAAAACGCCGGGAACAGCGTCGCCACCGAAAGCCGGTTCTGATAGAACCCCTCTTCTTCGTTAGGCCATCTGGGCAGGTACGTCTTGCCCGCAGCACGCATTGCTGCCGTGCCGCCCAGCAGTGCAGTAATCATTGGCCAGCATCCGGCCATCGACTCGATTTTTGGCGATCGCTTGCGGACATCGTTGCTCATGATGAAGTTCAGTTATGCTGAAAAGGGACGCACTGTCGTGCCTTTCGGCTGGAACAGTTCGGTAATGGCCCAGACCAGCGCATCCAGGCGGTCAGGTGATTTCTTCGCGGCAGCGGGCACATATTCCAGCAGCTGGTTCTCGAGCTGATAGAGGTTGCCGCGGTGAGCAACCCGCCCCTGTTCATAAAGCGCAGAGATGGGCTCAGCCCGGGCAAACTTGCCCCTGCTGGCATGGACGCGGACGATGCGCCCGCGAAAGCCCGCATTGCGCAGGGTATCTTCGGCCATATCACCGCCCTGGTTGGTTTCAATAACGATGGCTTCAGCGTGGTGCTCCTCATAAGCCCTGATAGCGCGCTTCGCCCAGCCGTTGGGCGAGTATTTCCCGGAGTAATCCGCGTCAGCAGAGAACAGCCGGTCATTGCCGCGCCCGTAACTGCTAGCAACGACAATACCGGTTTCGTCACTCTCTTCGCTGTTCGTCGCCTGCGGGTCGATGGCAACGACCGTCCGCGACGGCTGCAGGGTGATATCCAGCGCACGCGCACAGGACACCATCGCTTCGGTCCAGAGTGCCCCGTCAGCATTAAACCGGCGGGGCCGCTGCATGTACTGCGCTTCCGCGGTACGCCGGTGTGAAAACAGAGAGACGCGATGCGATTCGTTGTGCTTGTACGGCCAGAGCCAGCCGTCAGGCAGACCATGTTCGATGGGGATTGCGTGCGAGTTTTCCGGGTACACCAGCGAATACGGTTCGCTGTGATCAATCAGCACCGGCAGGTTCAGGTGGTGCCACTGTTCGCCACTGCCACCGCGCAGCAGGTATCCGCTCAGGTCGTGGAAGTGAATGCGCTGCATGATGACCACGATGGGCGTAGTCTCAATAGCCAGACGGGAACGGATGGTTTCGTTGAAGCGGGTGTTGACGCCGTTACGTATCGTTTCGCTGTAGGCGTCGTCAGGTTTGACCGGGTCGTCAATGATCAGACTGCCCTGCCACCCCGGCTCCATATGTCCGGCACGAAAGCCGGTAACCTGCCCCGCAGCGGACGAGGCATACACACCGCCGCCGTATCCGGTCCACCACATGGCTTTACTGTCGGCATCATCGCGCAGCGCCATCGGCCACATGGCCTGAAAGGCAGCAGACTTCACGATGCTGCGCGTGGTCGATGAGTTCAGTAACGCCAGGTTGTGGGAATAGGACAGGTGCATGAAGCGGGCACGGCGGTTTAACGCCAGCCCGCGGCCCATCATATTGATGGTGGCCAGTTCCGTTTTAGTGTAGCCCGGGGGCACATTGATGATGAGTCGCCGGATGTCGCCATAAATCACCCGGTCCAGCGTCTGTTGAATCACCTTATGGTGGGGCGCGACAATCATTCTGCTACCGGTGCGCTGCTTAAAGAAGTAACGTGTAAAATAAAGCCCGTCCTCTTCACACTCTATACGGCGCGCAGCGGTCTTGAAGTCAGCAGTCGTCATCCTCCAGCATTTCCCGGCGCGCCTGCCGGTATTCCTCGCGTGAAAGCAGCGCAACCTCAAGCGGGCCGCCGTCTTTGCCTGTCAGTGATGTCGCGGCCTGCTCGCGGAACGCCTGCACTGAAATGTGTTTGCCGAGCAGCTCCAGATTCCTGACTTTATCTGGCCACTTAATCTTTTTCAGGTTGCCGACCATCTCGCGTTCTTCGCCCCGTCCTTCGAACATCTCAGCCAGATCGAATCCGCTCAGGTACCGACGCCACGAGGCGGGCCATTGCGACACAGGCTTGATGCTCATGTCATCTGCCATGATGTCGAGCACGTCCATCTGGTCTATTTCAATCAGACGGCGCAACACATAATCTGCGTTTACCTCTACCCTTTCATTGCGCTCTGATTTAAGATCGATGATGCGTTGCGCAACATCAGGTTTTGACAGGTTTTCAGACCCCATGCGGTTTGCTGTCTTAGGACTGTATCCTGCCCTGATAGCTGCCTGTGAGGCGTTCAGATCAATCAGGTACTCCCGACAGAACATCTCTTGTTTGTCGGTTAACGACATAATCTATCTACTCAAATTAAGGATGAATACTTTGAACCTACAATCAGCATGGAGTTTCATTAAAACATTAATTTTCATAATAGGATTAGGGTCGATAGTTTATTATATTTACAGCTATTTCAATCACTTGAATGATGTAATAGTCGAGCAAGCAAAGTGTTATGATCAGTTGACGGCGGATTCTTGCTTGAAGCCCATTCAAAAGGCTATGGATGCTGCAAATGACGGCACAAAGCTAATATTTAAAGTTAATAAGCCAACGGCTAAATAGCTAAAGCTGACCTTGATGAAATCACTGATAGTAACTCAGGCACCCTATCAGTGATTAATCAAATATTTTTCGCTGCCAACCTTCATGCGGCCTGTAAGGCCAGAAATCATTCATCACCGACAGGTTTATTTCTTTCTTACTTTCATCCTTATTGCTTTCACGGCATCTCATCATCTGTGCATTTTTTTTCATATCACCAAACATATCGGCAACGGATGCCCACGTAGAGGATAGATGAACGTATTTCCTCATTATGTCATCAATATTCTGTTCATCCAGCGATGTTGATTTACCTTCGAGAGCATCCAGTGCCGCAGAAAGAACGCGCTCGCAATATGCAACAAGGTCATCAGGAATAATACGTTCAAATTTCTTATAATCCTGACTAAAGATACAACCACATTTTTCCGCTACTTTCACCATGGCGATAAAGGCAATAAACTGCAGATGACCAAAAACTTCGCGTTCATTAGTAGCGGTATAATGAAACCATTTATTGCCTCGATAGGTTATGCGCCCAGTAAGTGCTCGCCATTTATGAGTACCAAGTGTGGCAAAGAGTTCTTTCTCAACCCATCCATAGGCCCAGTCAAATGGAGCTATATATCGGTTCGAAACGACTTTACGCTCTTCTTCAAGGAGTGGGTATCCACCTCCGACATCCGAATGTGCCCCCGCGATTGTCAGTTCGGGATAATGACCGCCGAGGCTATGTAACGGAAAATTATAACGGAACTCATGCCATGCATTAAACTGGAATGCATGCAGGGCGGCCCCTGCAGGCACGTTGACTTTGAGGCTGCGCGTGTAGCCTGTATCATGCGAGTCGTTATAAAATGCCTTACTGTCCATGAAGGCACCTACCGTATCAAATAACCCTAGAAAATTCACGACTGGTGTGCCCGACAATGCATAACCGTTTTTATTCAAGACATTGCGGATTGAATCAATCACAGAAACATCACTTTCATAGATAAGGTTAGTCAAATGACGAGCCAGTACTGCTCCCCGGCTAAAGCCGAAAATATCAAATTCGATATTGATCTCCTGACACGCAGCATTATTCTGCGACAATATATCTCCCAGCGCTGAAGCCACTCTCTTCTGGCATAACTGCAGTTTTGAATCGGGGCCGTATCCTTTGCACCCCCAGTAATCTTCATCACCCGTCACAAGAGAATAGATGCTGTCCGGTTCATTGTTTAGTGTACCAATGCCTTCGATATATACTTTACCAGTAATACGTTCGCCCCCCTCGGACTCCGGGTTCCCGTAGTATGTGAATAACCTGTAAATGTTGGAGACCTTGAACATTTCTTCATGCGAGCCATCGAAGGCCGTGCCGTTTTTACCGGTGCCATCAAAAAAAATGCCAATGCGAACTACGCATTTTTCAAATGCGTCGTTTAAAGAGGGAGTCATTGTTATAAACCTGATTTGATAGATGAGAAAACTAAAGCCGGCACTCCTGTAACCGGATTATTTTTTCAGATTTGTATTAGCTGCACGTATCTGGTCAATCTTGCGTATGGACGCTTTATCTTTATTGCAGTTTTGCAATGCCGTCAGCAGACGTTCATTCAGCTCCAGGCTGTCTCCCCAAGTCAACGGGTCAGGAATCAAAGGCACAGCGCAGTCAGCCAGCAGACTCACCGGTATCGAAACTGGCGGAACCGGTACGTACTTTGTCCCGGTGCGCACGCAACTGGTCAGCAGCAGGACGAGGCACATGTTCAGTGGCACAGCTGTTACCCTTGACCAGTTTGCGAATAACCACCACTCTGCGTTCGCTCTCTGCATTACTGACCTGATTCGCATTGTGGGTTGCCTGTGCAATGTCGCCGAAGAGTACTGTTACCCTGAGGAGGTTATTCGCGAGCATCTCTGCTGAGGCTTTTTCCTGCGCCAGCTGCCTGTTCTGCTGGGTGAGCAGCGCTTTTGATAAAGACTGAAGCCTCAGGATGACGCTCAGCGCCATGACCAGCAGAAACAGACCCGCGATGGTAATAGCACCCCACTTAACGCGGCTTAAGGTCATCACTGCTCTCCGCCAGGCAAAGTGCACGTTCAGTCTCGCGACGCTTCATCAGCCCTCTCCATCTCCTGCCACCGGCAAAGACCCAGCGGCGCATTTCACTGCACGCCCCCGTCCTGTCGCCTGCGTTGAGTTTTTTCAGAAGAGAAGACCGGGAAAACGCGTCAGTGCCTGTGTTATAGGCAAAGCTGTAAAGTCCGGCGCGCTGGTAATCGCTGAGGGGGACCCTGACCAGGCCGTCTACTTCTGCCTGAACAGCCTTCAGGTCAGCACGCAGAACCGCGTCACATTCCCGGTCGGTATAGGTTTTGTTTCTGACAATGTCGGGGCCGGTGTGACCATCGCAGACCGTGAGCACACCGGCAACATCCGGATAAGGAACGTAACGACGCCCTTCCAGACCATCCGGACCGCCCAGCAGTATCATTGCCAGAGTCAGCGCCCCTCCACCAGCTGCAGCCAGAAGTCTGTTACGCAGCACGACGGAGATGGCCATGAATTATTTCGCCTTGTCCCGACAGGCGCAGCGCAGTGCCCTGATTTCTGCCAGTGTTGCCTTGCGCCTGTAATACGCGTTGATGATGCAGGTGATGGTCGCGAGGCTTATGCCGGCCAGAACGCCGACGGCGCTCCATTCTTCCGGGCTGAAATAGGTCAGGATACCGTGGATAATTTCGCCCGCGGATACACCGTATGCGATGCCAGTTGTAAGTTTGCTCATCAGGAGTTGCCGCGCAGAAAGGGAGAAAGAGAGCCGGAGCCGGTGGATGAGCATGATAAGCTGACGGCATCCGGCCATAAAAAAGCCCTGACTAAAATGTCAGGGCTGAAAAGAAATCTCTCGAGGGTCATTTACCCATCGTTAGGGCCAATCTAACACAAAAAATGGAAAAGTAAATAGCGAGCGATAACATCGCTATTATAATTATCGCTCGCTATTTAGTAATGTGTATTAGCTGCTTTTCCGCCCAGGCTTCTTCCCGGTGCAGCTCGGCGACTAGGAACGCCAGCAGTTGCTTCACGCTTTTGTTCCACGTATCAGTCGTAATGGCCTGCGTGACCTGACAGACTGCACGGTACACAACAGCAGAAGGGATACGCTCATAGCCCCGCCCCGAGCACCGCTTACAGGGCTGATAAACCGGTACGCCCTGAAACCGTGTCATCATCCGGTTAACCGACTCCCCGCGGCCTTTGCAGTCCTTACAGGCGGCACGCGTGAAGCCTTTACCCTGACACTTAGTGCAGTGCTTAGCTTTTCTGAATCCGGTGCCCTGACACTGATGACAGGGCACCTCTGTTGCCGCACTGCGGGCATAGTCGAGAAACGCATAGCCAGCGATGACTGCAACGATCGCTTCTCGCTCAGCTTGAGGTAATTTGCGCAGGGCGGGATAACGCACTGACTCTCTGATGCCGGCTGCAGTAAGAAGCCGCACAGCACGCTGTTTGTCCTGCTGACTGAGCTCCATTTTGCCGCAGAAAGCGGAGTAGCCCAGAGGGGCACGCCGGATAACAAAGCCCAGAGCGGTCATGACATCTTTTCCAGTCATGTTATCTGGCGCATGCGTCGCACGTGAGGACACCGCACAAAAGACGTTGGGACGTGGGGAATGGTACTTCACTACACTTTCAAGCTTCATAAGAGATACTCACAGTGCCAGTGGAACAGACCGGCACTATGAGTACGTCTGACTTCATTTTTCTGAATACCTGCCATTACTGCTGGCAGGATGTAAAATGAATTTTTTTAAAAACTGCTCCTTCGGTAACTCCTGCCTGCACTTTCCTGTCACGCGGCACCACATTTCGATGAGCGCCTCACCAGTATGATGTCGCGGGCTGGCACCTTTTTTCCAGCCGATGAGCGTTGAGGCCACCACATCCAGTTCATCCGCAATATCCTGCAGTGAGTATCCCTGGCGACTTATATCCGAAAGCAAGCGGAACCAGTCGATTTTATGTATGTTGATTACAGGCACGCTCTCCCCCTGATAATCAAAGCCTGAGCAGGTCTTTCAGGTTTCTGACCCCGAGCTTATTTGCGCAGTTTTTCCGGTGCTGGTAAAGGGTTTTGATATCGATCCCAAGAGATGAGGAAAGATATGCTGCATCCATGCCGGAAAGATACCCCTCCAGGACAGTGATCTCTCGCAAAGTCACTCTGCTGCATTCAAATAATGGCTTATTTCTGTGGAGATAAATGTCTATAATATAAGAGATGTAACTGACAGGCATCGATGTATTGAGAATATGATTGAGAGAGCAAACCCGGCCAGTCACTGATTTTCTTTTAGGATTTAGCACCTCCCGTGAATCCATAAAAATCAGAATGTTACCATTTGTCATCTTCAAAATGCTCAATAACATACTGAACCAGCGGGGAAAGAAAACGTTATGTTCCAGACAGAGGATAGCCAGCTGATAGTTGCACTTAAAATTTTTATACTTAGCCCTGAAGTCATCATAACCTTCAACATAGCATGCGGTCAGATTTCTTTTGGAGCAGATATCATTAATCAAATGAAACAATCCGCAATGCAATAAACTTTTCCGTCCTGCAACAATAATCCTGTTTTTATATCCAGCCATACTAATACTTTCCCTCTCAAGCAAAACACTAAAAGTAAAGAGCTATGCATTTCTCCAGGGTTAGTATTACTACGCAATCAGAATACGCAATTCAATTCAGTCATTTTAAATATTGAAAATGTAACAATACTGCCTCAGCTTTACACTATGATTTTGAAGGGAAGATAAAGAATAAAACGTAATACCAGGACAAACTTTCAGAAATTAATTAACCAGTTCTCCTGGGGACTGACCTGTTGTGCTGGCATCGGGAATTTTCATGTCCACATAAATTTCATCGCGTCAGCATAATTTGTGAGTATGTTGTGTAGTGATTATCGAATTACAGGTGCGAGCCCCTCGCCGTCTGACATTCAGACCAAAAAAACATTTCTGTCTGACAGACGGATATAAGTTTCCGTAATAGCGCCAGTCTCTCCGGGCAGGCACGGTGGCCATCTGTGCCACACCGGCAGGAAAGATAATTGATGAAACGAAGCGTTCATCGGTGATGTGCCTTCCGTGCCAGATAATGACCTCAACTGTCACCCTATAAAGCAGTGCCGGAGCCAGCCCGTGACGCAGCCTGCGTGCGGGAGTGATGAGCGGTTTTTGTACCATGTCAGGCTGAGTCATAAACCTGACAGGGCAAAGATAGATAACCTGGGCATCAGTTGCCAGCCGTCCAGTCTCAACCCGGCCAGGGCCTGAAAATACTGGCAGTCAGCGTCACCAGACGGAGAAGAAATGCCGGAGGCCGTCAAAGTAAAAGCAATATTGCGAACGCCATAAAACCTGATGCGCTTAACAGATACCTGACAGAACCAACGTCCAGGACAAGCCAGCCGCCGGGCACAAGCAAAGCGATACCGCGGACAGAAAAGGATGCCGTTTATACGGGTGTGAATGAAAGAAATAACGCAGGAAAAAGCCTGCACTGCGTAATAATTGATCGCACCTGACGTAACGTGGTATGTCAGCCGGCATCTGGTGAAGCAGGTAGCTCGTGAAAATAAAAAGCCGGATTGCACAGATCACTTTCACACGCCCTTTACCAGCCACAGGCTGAACTGACGCAGCAATCCGATGAAACAAAACCGTCCTGGTCAGCGACAAAATCTGAGCCGAACGACAGTTTTGACGGGACTGTACCGTTAATCTTACCGGGGGAAAACGCGGCAGTCAGACTGCGCGCCCCACATGCGCTGCACATCTTCTACTGATTGTTCAGACGGTGCTTCCATGAAAAAAGCGATCGCATATCTTCGTTTTTCCTCGCTGCAGCAGGCAAAAGGTGACTCAGTCAGACGGCAGAAAAAACTTATTGATGAATGGCTCAGCCACAATCCTGATTATTACCTTGATCCTGTTACCTACGAGGACATGGGGCTGAGCGCCTGGCGGGGACACCACGCCGTCCGGGGGGCCTTTGCCGTATTTATGGTGGCGGTCGAGCAGGGTCTGGTCGGACACGGCACGGTATTACTGATTGAAAGCCTCGACAGGCTGTCACGCGAGAAAATCGGTGAAGCCACAGGCCGTCTGCGGGCGGTGCTGGAAGCCGGCATTGACGTCGTCACGCTCAGCGATAATGTTCGATATACCCGCGGTTCGCTGGACGATCCCTTCGCCATTATCAGGGCCATTCTGATTGCCCAGCGGGCGAATGAAGAGAGCGAAATGAAGTCCAGGCGCATGCGCGCCGCATGGGCGGAAAAGCGTAAGGCAGCTGCAGAGGGAACCATCATGACAACGAAGTGTCCCTACTGGCTTAAGGTTAATGATGCCCGGAACGGCTTTGACGTGCTGGAAGAGCGCGCAGAAGTAATCCGCTCAGTTTTCCGCATGCGCCTTGAAGGCATGTCATTTGTCAGGATCAGCTGCGCGCTGAACGCACAGGGAAAGGAGAATCTGAAGGGAAAAGTATCACAGTGGAACTCTTCATCCATTGAACGACTGGTCAGAAAAAAGGCGGTAATCGGCTATCTTGTGCCGTCACATCAGTGCACATCGACAGACGCAGAGGAAATACCCGGTTACTACCCGCCAATCGTGAGCGAAGAAGATTTCGCGCGTGCGCAGCTGATGTACCGGGAACCGGAAAGCCGCAGGGATGGTAATTTTAACCCTTACCTCATCAATATTTTCCGCGGGCTGATGCGGTGCGGCGTGTGCGGCCACGCGATCATCCTGACCGGTATTTCGGTAAAGGGTTATGGCTACTACGTATGTTCAATGCGCCGGCAGAACCGCTGTGAAGCCGTCACGATACGCCGGGACCTGACCGATCGTTATCTGATTAGTGGTCTGGTCCAGGAAGCATCAGCTACCGGCGGGCGCGTTTCAGCTGAAGATACGCTGCGACCGCTGACGGCACGCCATCTGCAACTGACCGGAAGTCTGCACAATGTCATCAGAGCAATTGAAATCGCGCCAGACGTGACTGAACTCTGCGAGCGGGCAAAGAGCTTGTCCGGGGAGATAAGAAAGCTGGAGAGTGAGATGGCCGGCGTCCGACAGATGAGGGACTGCGCTGCGGTTACTACGCTGAACCTGCAGGACATCAGCGATCGCCAGACTTGCCAGCGCACGGCACGCAGCCTCATCCGGGAGATCAGGCTGCATACAGGGGCAAAGACGTGCGATCTATTTCTTAATAACGGCATGAAGATCCACAACTACCCTCTTTACCGCCAGGTTGGCTGGTCATCCATCCTTGACGCTATGGCGTTTCTCGGAGAGGAAGAGATTTATCTTTAACTGTGACACCGGCGGCTGGGCTCACCAATACAGATTTATAAAAAGAATGCTTCCCCGACCAGACGTCAATGCTGTGGATGGTACGTCTCATCATTTACGACTTCATCCAGGTACTCGGGCCTGCCTGTTACTGCGCTATCAACCAGCTGAAATATGGTCGTTGTACGGGTTTTTTGGTTCAACGAACGTTTGTATCCAGTTTGCTTCTGATAGACCTGATCGCTGCCTCACGGGAATTTCAGCGCTTCATTCCGGAAAAACGCCATGCGCTCCCGAAATTATTCACGCATTTCTCAAGGCAGCTGCCGCTCCACTTCACCGGGGATCACCAGCTGGTTCATAGCTTATTTCCAGTCTACATCAGACGCGGCTATATCTGCGTTAACTCTGTCGCGCTCTTCCCGGGACCAGGCTGCAAGGTTATAAGACAAGATGTTTCCTCCGGACGGCAGTATCCCGCCTATGCTCAATAGCAGGAGGTGATTATGTGTGGACGATTTGCGCAATACAGCAGCAGGGATGATTATTTTGAGGCGCTTGGCGCCGGCCCGGACGAATTAACTCGGGACCCGGAGCCTGTTGGCCGGTACAACGTGGCGCCGGGCACGAAGGTCCTGTTGCTCAGTGAACGCGACGGGGATCTGGCGTTCGACCCGCTCTACTGGGGCTATGGTCCGGAGTGGTGGGATAAGGCGCCGCTCATTAACGCCCGCGGTGAAACCGCTGCGTCAGGGCGCATGTTTAAACCGCTGTGGGAACACGGCCGTGCCGTCGTGCCTGCAGACGGCTGGTTTGAGTGGCAAAAAAATGGTGCTGGAAAACAGCCCTACTTCATTTACCACCGGGAGAGGCAGCCGCTGTTTTTTGCGGCTATCGGGAAGGCGCCCTTTAATCGTGAGCACGGGCGCGAAGGCTTCGTTATCGTCACCGCAGCCAGCAATCAGGGCATGGTAGACATACATAACCGCCGTCCACTGGTGCTGACTGCAGAAGCGGTCCTGGAATGGCTGAGTAATGACACTTCGCCGGCGCGTGCAGCTGAGATCGCACTTGACAGCGTACTTCCTGAGTCCGCTTTTACCTGGCATCCGGTAACCACACAGGTGGGCAACGTTCATAACCAGGGCCCGGAGCTTGTTCAGACAGCAGACAGCAACTGATCTAACAGTCATTGCACTCGTCTGCAAATCACTCTGGAAATACTTCGCAGTTTGCATCAGCCCCCAACGCTTGCCGCAGTCACGGCTGAGGCGCACCGCAACTGCGCGAAGAACGAACAGTCTTGTCGAGGAAGCGTCATTTGACCGATGCCGGTATGGACCGCTTATGCACATTACGCTTTTTCTGCATTTTAAACAAAACCGGTCTGGCCATAGAGCACCGGGCTGTAAAACTATAACCGGAAACGACTCAGAGAATAAAAACAAGTTCGATGCGCAATAGTATTTGTTTATTTTTCGTGAGACCAGACGCCACAACTATTAATTCTGCGCTATGAGGCGCGTTTAAATAACCAAACCGCCGCTTGAGAAAAAACATTTACTCTTGAATATTCTTACAATTACAATGTGGGCTGTTATTTTAATTCCTGAAGGCTTGAGGGAGTCTTTTATAATGCCGTTGAAAAGCCCTTCTCATTCTGGCTGAGTTACCGAACCCGCAGTATCTGGAAACTTTTTCAACGGAAAGCCCTGATGTTTCCAGAAGAGACTTAGCTGAATCCAGACGAATTTTTTCAACCGCTTTGGCAATAGTTTCACCTGTTTCTTTAGTAAAAAGCCTGGTGAGTTGCCTTGAACTAAGGCAAGCAACCTCAGCTAAACTTTCAACTCGCAAGTCATGATCTAAATGCGTATGAATATAATTCAAAACAGCTTTTATTTTTGATGACTGAGGTTCTAAAAATAAAACAGGTGAAAATTGCGATTGTCCCCCTGTGCGGCGCTGCGCGACAACAAGTTCCTGAGCAACTTTTAATGAGACTGCAGTGCCAAGATTATCCTCAATTATCGCAAGCGCGAGATCGATACCGCTGGATATTCCTGCTGATGTCCAAACGCCACCATCTTTCACGAACAGAGCATCAGTGGATAG